TCTACGATATCTTCAAAAATATTTTCTTGCTCACAATAAATTGCTTCATACGCCTCTCTAAAACTGCGTAGATTAAATGAATCCATATTAGTTACTAATTTTTTAAATATTTATAAAAAAAGAGACCAGTTTGGTCTCATCTATTTAAGCAACAAATTGAATAAATTCACTCAAAACACGTTTATTCATTTTTTTAGATTTCAAACTTTTTACAAATGCTGTTTTAATTTGAGATTTAGATGCGTCTTCAGAAACATAAAATGTAGTGTCTTGAGAAAGTGTGGATGAAGAAAGACCAAAATATCTTTGATACCCAGAATTACTAATAGAAAATGCCTTTTCTTTCTTCCACGTATTCATTACTTTATCATGAATATCACCATAAACACCACAATAACGTCGAATAAAATAACCAGCATCTCTATTTTCCAAAATACGAATACCAATAAAGTTCATATCTGTAAAATTATCCCTCAAGTTACGAAGAAGAATATCACTAAGTTGAACTGCATCATAACTAAGTAGATAAGTATTTCCTGTTTTACGATCTCTCAAAAACGCATTAGACCCAATAGTAGCAGTTCCAAGAAATGGTTTTTTTTCCCAATTACGTTTCACTTCACGATGATAATTAAGAGGATGACCTTCACCATCAGTCAAAATTACACAATGCACTTTTTGCAATTTATTATCTTTTTTAAATTTTGGGAGAATTTGATAGAGAGAAATTAAAGTCTCATTCAAAGGAGTCCCAGAAAGAGACATTCCTGAAGGAATAGTATAATAAACAGAATTACGAAAATACTCAACAACTCTAAAAATATTCTTCATTTGATCATCAAGAGTCTTACTATTAACCTTACTAGTAAGAAGATTCATTAGAGAAAACCATTCCCCAATATGAAAAACTCCTTCCCTTTTCTCATAAAAGCAATCACGAATATTTGCTTTACCATGATCATATTTTACAATAGGATATTCTGAAGTAAAAGCATAAACTTCAAAAGGAATAGAAACTTTCCTACAGAACCAAATCAAGTTATAAAGTTGCTTAATAGTATCCTCCATAACTGCAGACATGGATCCAGACCAATCGAGAATAAAAACAAGACCATGATTCTTACCATCAGCAAGAGTGGTTACTTTCTTGAAGAGATCTTCGTTATACTTGTAAGTATGAAGTTTAGAGCAATCCAGAACACCTGTCTTAGAAATTGATGCACGAGCATAGGAATCTGCTGCTTTACGACACTCAAACTCTTTCACCAAATAATTGACTTCTTTTTGAGCAGAACGTTTGAATTGCATATATTTCCTATCAACTTCACTAAACAAAGTTTCATATGAAGAATCATGAGAATCCCAAGTTTGTTTACATAGAGAATGAATCTCTGAATTAGGAATAATTACTTTGTCAAGGTCAATTTTAGGAACTTCAACATAAACATTGTCATATTCACTATTTCCAACAAGATTCTTAAGTGCCTCTTCAAATGAATCTGCAGTTTTTACTTCAGGATCATTTTCTTCACCACCTTCATTATCCTCATCTGAAGATTGTTTAGGTGTAGAAGAACTTTCAGTCTGAGAATCAGTAGATTTAGATTGATCATTATTACCTTCTTCTTGATCAATAAAATCAGATGCACCACTAGAACTAGTTCCCTGATTTTTATCATCTACATACTCAATTACTTCCTTTTCTTTCTGGGGTTGTTTACAATATTCATACAACTTTTGAGATGCTTCCAAAACATCAGTAAATGTTTCTGTAGATGCAATTAGATTAATAATTTCCTGTTCAGTTTCATTAAACTTTAGATCAATATAATTTCCAATTTTAAAATAAAGATTAGCACGATCTGCAAGATTGTAGGTGCTAATATCTTCACCATTTAGACAAAAGAAATCTTCATTAGACAATTCTTTATATCCATTATAAAAAGTCTTAGCAAGACCAGCATAACGACGCTTCATTAATTTTTCAATACGTGCGTCTTCAACAACATTTACAAATTGAGGAGGAATTTTATAATTATCAGTCCAGTCTTCATCAGGGGTATAAAGAGCGTGTCCAACTTCATGTCCTACCAAAAGGTCATACACAACATTGCTTGCTTTCTCCCACATGGGTAGAGTCAAAACCCTAGTGTGGACATTAAATTGAGCAGTCTCACACTTCTTGTGCTCAACCACAAGATCCTCAGTGGCAAGCAGTTTGGCAAGTTGAGACTTGATTTCGTGGTGAACAGACATTAAATTTGTTTGAACTGAATCAAGTATACAAAAAAAGAGGGTGGTGAGACCCTCTAGTGTGCCAGTTTAAAAAGTGGTACTCATTTTCTCATTTGAGATCTTTCTCTTGGCGATAATCCAAGCATTCTATCACGAACCGGTTTTGCAGGAGATCCAGCAGCAGAACTTGAACCTTTTTCTACAAATTTTACACCTTCAGCACCAGCAGAACCAGTAGAAATTGGTTGTCTTGGTTTCTCTGTTTTTGATGTTTCTGGTTTTGATGTTTGTTGCTGTCTTTGCTTAGATCTATCTATCATATCCTGAACTGAAGTATCTTTCTTATATCCAGGACCATCATATGGTTTTGCTGTAGGAGTTGCAGATGGTTTTGGTTTTGCTGTAGGAGTTGCTGCACGTGGTTTTGGTGTAGGAGTTGCTGCACGTGGTTTTGGTTTTTCACTTGCTGAGGGTTTTCTTTCAGTTCTACCATCATCTCTACCAAATACTGGAGGTTTTGATCTTGGTTTTTCAGTACCTAAATTGAAATCAGGAACAGTTAATGCAGGAAAACGTGGTTTTTTTGCTTCATATGGTGGAACTTTTTTTACTGGTTTTGTAAAAAAGTCTATTGCAGTTTTAGTTGCTTGCTGTTTTGCAGCAGGAGTAGCAGATGGATTCATACCCTCAATAATACTTTGCTTCCAATCTTCACTCATATTCGCCATAATAACGATTGCGGCGTCATTAGTATCAGCATAACCTTCTGAAACTAAGTACTCTAAAAAATAATTAAAAAGATCATTTTCCGAAAGTTCCTCACCTTCTAGTTCATAAGAATCGTAATGATCGTCTACTGGTTGTTCGTAAATTCCAATATACGATTCTAAAAATTCCCTATATTCTTTTGAGTTCATTTCTTATAAACATTTTTTTATTTATTTATAAAAAGAGAATTAATTTGGGCGACGCTTCTGCATCATTTCTTTATTCTTTTTATCTCCAACACCAAGAACGGTTTTTGCAGCACCTTTAACGGCACGACCTACTGGATCTGCAAGATTTTTTTGAAAGTTTCTAGCACCTTCTTTTTCAGATGTACGTGGATTTGAAAGAAGTTTTCCTGCAAGTTTTGACACTCCTACGCTTAAACCCATACCTTCAATAATACCTTCTTTCCACTCTTCACTCATATTTGCCATAATAGCAATTGCTGCTTCATTAGTATCAGCATAACCTTCTGAAACTAAGTACTCTAAAATAATATCGAAATTATCTGGTTCATAATCTTGTTTCAGAAAACCACTAAGAGTTTGTTTTGCTTTATCATACATTTGCTGACCCTGCTGAGTTCCTTTATTTCTTCCAAGTGCTCCACCAATATCACCTAAAATAGGAAGATTTCCAGTTCTATTTCTACCTTCTCTTTCACCAATTTCACCACCAACTCTACCTGCAACATCTCTCAATGTAGTATCAATTCTTCCTAAAAGTCCACCACTATTTGAATTTGGAACTTGTGCTACCGGACCAGTTGGTCTTGAAGTAGTTGTTGTAGTTGGAGTTGTAGGTCTTGAAGTAGTTGTTGTAGTTGGAGTTGTTGGTTTTGGTCTTTTATCAAATCTAGGATCAAAACCACCTCTAGCATTTATATCTCTAGTTGCAATATTTTCTTCTACATATTCACCATCAGGTTCATAAGAAGCATTTTGTAATGAAGATTTAGGAGTATGAACTTTTTCTCCTTTTGGAATCATTTTTTGCAATTGATCTTTAGCAGCACGATCAGATGCATCTTTTAAAGGAACACCAATTCTTTGCTCATAAATTCCATTATATGATTCTAAAAATTCTCTATATTCTTTTGAGTTCATTTCTTATAAACACTTTTTAGGTATTTATAAAAAAGAAGCACCTTTGAGGTGCTTCTTGAGTGCCTGGCGTCGTGCCTTTGCTTGTCGGAGTGCTTGCGGTTTCAGTTTCCGCTTCTGCTCTTTTTTAGAGTGGTGTTGCCAATTTGGTTTGTTCATCAGTCTTGTGTTTATAGAGACATCATACGGGAAAAACCTTTGACCTTCTCAAAACGTATGACACTTTCGAATTTGTCATGTAAGTCAGACTTGTGAGAAATGACAAATATATTAGCATCTTTAATGACATAACGAATAATCTTCAGGAATTCATCAGTTCCAAATCCATCAAGTGAACTATCAAATACTTCATCCATAATCAGCAGATTGGTATTCACCGAATTCTTGACTCTTGCAACTTCTCTCCAAGTAAAGAGTAGAGCAAGGTCAATTCTCATTTTCTCACCTTCACTAAAAGAACTATAAGAAAAGTCTTCGTGAATGGGAGATTTTACAGTTTCGTTAAACTCTTCATCAAGATGAAAATTAATATAAAAATCCATCATCTGAAGGTAACGATTAACCTGCTGATTTATGAACGGAAGATACTTCTTAATGATCTTCGTTTTTACGCCATCGTCCTTGAGTAAGGAATAGGCAAAATCGTAATAAACGATTTCTTCTTTTTTCTTTGAAAGGTCTTCGAATGTTTTTTGGAGATTTTCTTTAAATTCTTCTAACTTCTCATGTTCAGTATTTCTGTTTTCAAGTTGTTCGGTAATAGTTTGAATTTCATTTTCAAGATCTCGGATTTGTCGCTGGTTAAGTGATATCCGAGTATTGTTTTGAGAAATCTCATGGTTGAGTTTTGTAATCTCCTTAGATAGAACTGTAAATTGACGCTCTCTCTCCTGTTCTAATTTTATAGTCTCCTCAAGTTCCTGAAAACCTTTTTGGAGTTCCTTTGCTTTATTTTGAGCGTCTGTAATTCTATTTAACCGAAACTCTTCTTCTATAGTTTGTGTGCAAGTAGGGCATACCGTATTTTCTGTGAAAAACTTATGCTCTTTGGTAATGGTTAATACTTTTTGAGATATTTTTCCTTTTAGATTGTTTAGTTTTACTAACTTATCTCCAAAACCAACAAGTTCTTCAAGTTCTTTCTGAAGAGTATATAATCCATCTTCAACTACAGCATTATCAATCATATAAACACCAATTTCTTTATCTAAGTTGGCAATCTTTTCTTTATTGGCATTTATATTGGCATTTCCACGATTCTCAAGTTCATCAATAAAACTCTGCTGCATCTTCATCTTATCTTTAAAATTATCTTTACGTAATTCTAAAGATTTAATTTGTTCTTTTTGAATACGTATTTTGTCTTTTATGATGTTATTCATTGCAGAAAAAATACGAATATCTAAAAGATCTTCAATAACTTCACGTCTATATGCTGTTGTTAGTTGCATAAAAGGAACAAAGGTACTTGATCCTAAAATTACAATTTGAGTAAAAGACTTATAATTTACTTTAAGAATATTTTCCTCTAAAATTTTTTGATTTGCCCTATCATCTGCTTCTTTATGAAGTATCTGACCATTTACTTCAATATCAAAAATGTTTGGTTTAATTCCCCTACGAACAAGATATTTTCTACCATTAACACAAAACTCAATTTCAACTAAACAATCCTTTTCATTTGCAGTATTAATTAATTGAGGTTTATTAATCTTACGAAATGGTTTGTTGAATAAGACAAATGTAAGTGCATCTAAAATAGTTGATTTTCCGGCACCATTAGTTCCGATAATTAAATTTGTATTGTGTTTTTCAAAGTCAATCTCAGTGAAAACATTACCAGTACTTAAAAAGTTTTTCCAACGAATTTTACGAAATTGTATCATTTTTTAGTATTTTTAGGAGGAACTACAATGTCATTAGGAGTAATTACTGCGTATTTGTAACTATACAACCTACAGGTTTTAATAGCAAGTTTATCATCAACTTCAACAACTTCCATTTCAATATTTTCTTGATCTTCTAGCATTAAAGAATATCTAATAGCATCATCTTCTTCTTCAAAAAGAAATAAAACTTTTTCTCCGTGTTTATTTTGAACAGCATATGCACCTTCATCTTTTTTATCCTTTAATGCTAGAAGGAACATTTATTCTACCTCACATGCTTGTCTGTAAATTGATTGAAAAATACCTTTAACAATTGATTTATCATATTGAATTTCACATTCATCGATGTACCTATTTAATATGGATATTGTATTTTCTTCTTCATCAATTTTAAAATCTTCTACATTTTGAACATCAAAATTTTCAATAATTTTTAGTTCTTGAACTCCAGATTCATAAAGTTTATCTAAAAACTTTTCGAAATCTTTTTGTTTGGATTTTTTACGAACAATAACTTTAACAATTTTATTTTGATATTGTGAAGAATTAAAAGTTTGATACGGAGTATCCTCATAATAAATGTTATGAAACAATTTGTAAGGATTGTCTATAGAAACATGTTCTAAGGTTTCAGTATCGAAAATATGAAACCCACGAGTGTCGTTTACATCTGTCCAATAAATTTCATAAGGATTTCCTAAGTAAAAAATATTACCTATATTTGATCGCGTGTGGTAATGACCAGAATAGACTCTATCAAACTTTTGAAATATTGCACTATCCAAACCGTGTTCCATAACGAGTTGTCGATTAACTCTAAAACCCTGAAATTCAAGATGCCCCATCACACATGAGCATTTTGTCTTTTGAACAAGTTTAAAAGTATCAGTTTCATTTTCTTGATTGATCCAAGGTAAAAATAAAATATCTAATCCACCAACATTTACTTCCGTAGGTTTGCTATAAGTTTTAACATTATTATAAGTTTGCAGAAGAAGATTTGGCGAATTTACACTATTTGTATTTTTATAGTAAGTATCATGATTACCGATAATCATATGGACATCGTATTTTTTAAGAGGATCAAATACGACTTTTTTAGACCATTCTAAACTTTGATAATCAATTGATTTGCGACTATCAAAAGCATCACCCATATGAATCACAGATTCTACACCATATTCTTCCAAAGTAGGAAAAAATACATTTTTGTAAAAGAGTTCGAAATAATCATGAAGGAACTTAGATCCCTTTCTAGCACCATAATGAGTATCGGTAATGATAGCAATCTTCATCGGTAATTTTTTTGTTGAATATTATCTTTAATAGTATTGTAATTTGAAGAAGAGGATGACATGAAACTATCGTCAACTACCATAACTTCATCATATCCACTTCTTTCAATAATTTTTGTTTTAATTTCTAATTGTTTCTTCTCTTTCTGAATTCTACGGAGAAATGCATAATGAATAATCTGAGTAAAGTATGCAAATGGATTACTACTTTTGTTCGGATCAAAGTTATGAATGTATTGAATACAATTCTCAATTCCATCACTAATCATTTC